CTCTCAGGAATATCGAATTGCCTTCATGAATTATGTAGTCAATGGAACAAAGATTCCGGAGAAGTTCAAAAATGAAGCCGGACCGACTAAAACGGGAGATATCGGTTCTGTCATTGCACCGGTTCTGATTAGCCGTATTATTGAAAAAATGGAATCAATCGGTATGATTCTTCCACTGGTTACAAAGACCACTTTTGCACCAGGCGCAAGAATTCCAACTTCAAGCGTAAAACCGGTTGCAACATGGGTTGCAGAAGGTGGAACAAGTGAAAAACAGAAAAAGACAACCGGCTACATTGATATAAGAGGTTTCAAGCTGAGATGTGCAATTTCAATGACACTGGAAGCAGTAACCATGTCGCTTACTGTATTTGAAACTGTATTTGTAAACAGCATTGCGGAAGCCATGGTGAAAGCACAGGAGGAAGCGATTGTAAATGGAGATGGAGAAGGAAAACCGAAAGGAATTTTAAATGAAACAGCTCCGGAAGGACAGAGCATCGAAGTTGGTGATAAAGATTCTTTATACAAGAAACTTGTTGAAGCAGAAGCCGCACTTCCGCTCGCGTATGAAAATGGTGCGGTTTGGAATATGACGAAAAAGACCTTTATGGCATTTGTTGGAGAAGTGGATGCGAACGGACAGCCAATCGCAAGAGTAAACCAGGGAATTGACGGAAAACCGGAGCGCACACTTCTTGGAAGAAAAGTCGTGCTCAATGACTATATGGATAGCTATGGAGCTGCAACGGAAGCGGATACTACAGTGGCATTCCTGTATGACTGGTCTGATTATATGTTCAATACGAATTATGCAATGACTGTTAAAAAGTATGAGGACAATGATACAGAAGATGAGATTACAAAGGCGGTTATGATCTGCGATGGAAAATCTCTGGAACTGAATTCGCTTGTAGTCATGAAGAAGAAAGCGGCTTAAGATGGATGGAAGGATAATTGAGAGGCTGAAAAAACGTGTCGGGACCAGGAATGATGAAGAAATCAATGAACTGGCACTGGCGTGTGTAAAGGAATTGGAAAACACTGGTGTGTACGGCGATCCGGCAACGGATGCGCTGTACTATCAGGCAATGGTTCTGTATTGCAAAGCAAATTTCGGATATGATGAAAATACAGAGCGCTTCCAGACAGCCTTTGAAAAACTGAGGGATTCCATGGCACTTTCCGGGGATTATGCAAAGGAGAAGAAAAATGGAAACGGCGGAACTGATCTGGGAGAAAATCTGTAAAAATGAAAATGGTTTCCCGGAAAGAAAAAAATGTTCTGTTGAAGTATATGCAATGGAAAAATCCGTAACCAGAGCGGAAGCATATGAATCTATGCGGGCAGGAGTAAATGCCCGCATTATACTGAAACTCAGGACAGATGACTGGGAAGCAAGCAGACATCCAGGAGAAGATGGAAAACCAGAATACGCAAGAAAGGTGATCTACGAAGAGGCAGAGTACGACATTATCCGTGCTTACAAAAAAGGAAAATCTTTCGTAGAAATAACGTGTGGTTAAGATGGGATTTCAGGCGATAGGATTTGATGATTTTGCGAAAGAACTGGACCGGCTTGGTAAATTAGATGAGTATGCGCCGGATATGTTGGAGACGGCGGCACCGATTCTGGAAAGAGAATTGAAAGGCCAGGTGCAGGCAGAGGCAAACAGAGGGTATGCAACGGGAGATCTTGCCGGATCAATCAAATCAAGGAAACCGGAAAAGAATGAACGAGGCCATTATGTAACGATCACAGCGAGCGGAAAAGACAAAAAAGGTGTTCGCCGGAATGAGAAACTGGCATATCTCAATTATGGAACAACAAAGCAGCAGGCAAGACCAGTTATTTCCAAAGCAGTACAGAATGCAGAAGGAGAATGTCTGGAAGCAATGCAGAGGAAGTTTGACGAGGTGACAGGACCGTGAATGTAAATCAGAAAATAGAGAACACACTGGGAGTAATCACAGAGAATATCTGGCCACTGTGCTGTCCTTATGAATCCCCGCCAGGGAAATATATCGTATATAATCCGGAAATTGATTCAGCGGAATGTTTTGCTGATGATGAAGACCAGGAATGGACATTGCACATGCAGATCCATTTATATACCCGGGAAGACTATATGGATGACAGAAAAACGATTCGTAAATTATTGCGAAAAGCAGGATTTACGGTGACTGATATAGATTCCATATACGAGAAAGAAACAAAATATTACCATTTGTGCTTTTCTTGCTATATTGAGGAGGAAGACTGATGGCTTATACAGGATTGGCACACGTTGTCGGCGCGAAATACAGTGAGACGGAAAATGGAATCCAGTATTCAAACGGATTTCGATATGGATCAGCTGTAAGGATAAGAATTGATCCAAAATATGAAGATGTTAGCGAATACGGGGACATCAATTCAGAAGACGAGGAAGAAATGTTTGCGTATGCATCCGTAACGCTGGAAACTTCGGAGATTACCCAGACGGCCGAAAAAGAAGTTTTCGGACTCGAAGTATCAGAGACTGGTTCTGCATCGAATGAAACAGATTTGTCTGAATACATTGGTCTGGGAGTCAGAGTGAGAGAAAAGCGTAATGGGAAAACGTACTATGTGGCAGTCTGGCTCTATAAAGTTCGGCTGACAGAGGATGAACAGGACATAGAGACAAGGGGAGAAGCACTAAAGTATGTGACAATGCAGGCATCAGGAAAAGCGGTGCCGGCATACGGCGGACAATGGAGAAAAAAAGAAATATTTAACACAATGCAAGAAGCGGATTCCTGGCTGGAAGAAATGGCAGGAATCGGAAAGGAAGAATAAAATGGCATATGTAGGACTTAGAAAACCAATTATTGCAAAATTGTTAGAAAGTGGAAAATACGATAAGCCTTTTGCCTGCGGAAAGGCGATTGGACTGCAGGTAAACCCGAATTATGCAGAAGGCAGTCTAAATGCGGATGATAAGCAGGCGGAATACGACAAAGAGTTTACTTATGCGGAAGTAACACTGAATACCAGTACACTTCCAATCGAAGCACACGAAAAAATGTTTGGACATACGGTTGGTACTGAAAAGAAAAATGTAAAATTCAATGTAGATGACCAGGCGAACTATGTTGGAATGGCATGGGTGTCTGTTGAAAAAGTGGATGGAGTCAGAAGTTTTATTGGAAATTTTCTGAAAAAAGCAAAATTTACGGAACCGTCAGAAGATTATTCAACCAAAGGAGATTCTATTGAATATAAAACACCGTCTATTTCGGGAAGAGCGCTTGGACTGGATGACGGATCATGGAAAGAAACAGAGGCTTGCAGCTCAGAAGAAGATGCGCTGAAATGGATCAATACGATGTTTGGAGTAACAGAATAATCGGAGGCAGGAAAATGTTTGAAGAAATGAATATGATCGTATTATCTGGAAAAGAATACCCTATGAAATGTGACAATCTTGTCCTGGAAAAGATCCAGGACAAGTATGAGGATCTTGGAAAATATGAAAATATGCTGAATGGATTCGTACCGGAGCTGGATGAATACGGTGAAGAAGTCAGAAATGAAGACGGACTTCTTGTTGGACATTACAAGATGCCGGATATCAAGATTATCAACGAGGCAGCGGTATGGTTCATTCAGGAGGGACTCGCAATCAAACGGGAAGAAAACAAAGAGGAGATTCCGGAAATCAGTGATCGAACACTGATCCGGCAGATTGATTTCAACCCAAGAGAATTATCTACAATCTTGCAT